GAGACAAACTTCACAGCACTTCCAACTGATTTTGGATCTGCGGATGAAATAACTGAACTTCGATATTACCCACCTGCAACATACTAAGGATAAGGGGCTTCGGCCCCTTTTTCCCCTCACCCCACAAAAATAATTCTTGACATTTTTTGTGTTTTACCGTATAATTAAATTTTTAATAGGATATAGAAATGCCCGAAACAGTAGATAAGAAACCCCCAGTTAGCCTTAAGAGTCTTATGACTCCGAGTAAGACAGTAGCAGTAGAGTTCCCTCGCTTCAAAGATATGACAGTTGATCTGTGTTATCTAGCAAGAGAAGAGCTAGTTAAACTTCGTAAAAAGTGCTTAACTACAAAATGGGATAAAAAAACTCATCAGCCTATTGAAGAATTTGACGATGAAAAATTTATTGTAGAGTATTGTAAAGCAGTAATTAAAGGGTGGAAAGGTTTAAAATATTCATACCTAGAAGAGCTTCTTTTGGTGGATATAAGCGGCCTTAATCCTGAAGATTGCTTGCCCTATACTCAGGACAATGCAGAGTTGTTGATGAAAAACGCCAATGACTTTGATACATGGGTTACGGAGACAGTAGGTGACCTCGAAAATTTTACTGGAAGCAAGTAGAGGAAATACGTTCTCTACTTACTAGATTTATAAAAGAACAAGGAAGTATTGATCTTGAGAAATACTTACTTGTCTGTGAACAACTAGGGCAAACACCTGATCCTTCAAAAATGCCGCTTGATATTTCGACGTTTCCGGACGAAGTTCAAGTGGCTTTTTTTATGTTTAATCTATTGTCGGATCGCTGGGAGGGAATGTCAGGATCGTACATGGGAAAAGATTGGTCACACTGTGAGCACTTATTTTCTTTGTATGAAGTAGAAGAACCTACAATAATTATGTATTTTATGAAAATGTATGAGAACTTGCTTGTAGGATATAGACTAGAAGAAGCGGAGCGCAAAAGAAAAGCAGAAGAGCGTAAGAAACAAACAGCGGGTAAAACATTCACCCATAATGTAAGAGGATAATGGCTAAGAAAAATCAAGTTTTTATAGATGTAGTAGTTGATGACAAAGGCACGACAAAACGTGTTGCTGTCAATGCGAAAAAGCTTGGCTTAGAGCTTGATAAAGCAGGTGTTGCCTCTGATAAAACTACAAAAAACACTGAAAAACTCAACAAATCAAATAAAGATTTAGATAGAAACTTACGTGGGACGGCAAAGATGACGTCCAACAGCACAAAAGAGTTTTCAAAAATGCAACAAGGCATGGGAGGTCTTGTAGGTGCATATGCCACTCTTGCTGCTCAGGTGTTTGCAGTTTCTGCCGCCTTCCAATTTTTACAAGTTGCAAGTGACTTTCGAAACCTTATCTCAGGTCAAGAAGCCTTAGGAGCAGTAACTGGAGTTGCTTATAAAACTATTACAGAAAATATTATTGCAGCAACAGATGCACAAATACAATATGGGGAAGCTGCTAGAGCCGCAGCGATAGGTACTGCAGCAGGTGTTAGTGCCTCACAGTTAACAGATTTAGCAAACGCAGCTAAAAATGCTTCCTTTGCTTTAGGTCGAGATTTAACAGACTCTTTTAACCGTCTTATAAGAGGTGTTACAAAAGCAGAACCAGAACTCTTAGACGAACTAGGTATTATTCTTCGACTTGAAACAGCTACAGAAAAATACGCTAGGTCTATAGGAAAAACTCGAGAAGAGCTAAATGCTTTTGAGAGAACGCAGGCTGTTGCAAATGATGTTCTAGCGCAAGCTGAGAGAAAGTTTGGGGCAATCGAGGAACTTATGGATCCTAATGCCGCAGCTTTAAATCAATTTACAAAATCTTTTGACGATTTAATAAAATCTTTTCAAGTAGGTGTAATAGGAGGCCTTACTCCTATTCTTCAATTTCTTACTCAAAATACTACAGCTCTTGTAGCAACTCTTACTCTATTAAGTTTACCAATTTTGAAAGCAATACTTCCAAGCATGAGAGCTTGGAGAGATGAGTCAAAATTAGCTGCTGAGGAGTCTAAGCAGATGGCTTCGACATATAGAGCAAGCCTAGACAAGATGACCGCAGACTTGGCAGACAGTCAAGCAGCGCGACAAGCCATTGCGGATAAAGCAGCAAAACAAGCAGCCAAAGATATTAAAGCACAAGGAAGCAAAGTTCCTGCAGGGGGCGGTCTTGCATTCTTAATGGGAGAAGGAGGAAGCCAAGGAGCCGCAGCTAGAATATTAAAAGGAGCTAGAAAACAATTTGATGATTTTGGGAGGATAACAACAGGTGCATTAGAGGGTTATAATGAACAGCAATTAAAAAATTTAGAAAACAGTTATAATAAAAAAGCAGCTGTTGCTCGTAGCACTACCGCAAAAATAACAGGATTCTGGGATAGGTCAACTGCCAGAATACTAAATGGTTGGAACAGGCTAGGTATAGGTTGGAACAAAGTAATGGGCGGGTTGCAAACTGCTGCTGCTGCAACTGCTGTTGCTGTGAATGCAATATTTGCTGTAACCGCAATCATAGGAGCTATATCGCTAGTGATTTCTGGCTTTACTTCTTTGTTAAGTATTTTAGGCCTTACGAACAAAGAACTAGAAAGACAAGAAAAACTTATAGAGGGAATGTCTGGTAGATATGATACTCTTATTGAAGAAATAGTAAGAGCTAGAAAAGCCAGAGAAGAGCTTTTAGCAGGAACTCAGATTACGTCAAATATAGGGCAAACTTTACAAAGCATAGACATACCAAAATTTTTATCAGATGCTGCAACACTTAGAACTCTCGATGAAAATGCTGACGGCTTTGAAGAGTTTGAGGAGAGAGTACAAAAAGTTGCTGTTGAGTTGGGTAATATAGACCCAAGATTCAAATCTTTAGGAGTTTCAATACTGAATAATAAAGCAGTAACTTTTGAGGCAGCACAGGGGTATCAACAAGTTGCAAATGAGTTAATAGATTTAGGTCAGACAGTAGATGGGTTACCAGAAAAATTTAATGAATTTGATAAGGCTGTACAAGGGCTAACCAAATCCCTCGTTAAAAATAGCCCCTTGCAAGCAGTAATAAAAACAGGAGAGTCATTAGAAAAAGACTTACAAACAAACTTTCTTGAAGCACAAAAAAAGTATGAAGACCAAAATGCGGCGCTCATAAAACAAAATAACCTTAGAAACGAACAGCGTAAAAGAGATAAAGAAGCGTTTGGTGACGATATTAAGGGTCTTGAAGAGTTTAATAAACTTACTTTTGAAGCACAGAGAAGAAGGAGAGTGGGTTTAATTGGAAATATTGGCTCAGAACAGGTGCGAGGCTTAAGAAGCCCACAAGAAATAAAAAATATGGAGGATGCAAAAGAAGCGGCTAGAGCACTAAGGAAGGAAAGAGAAGATGAGCTTAAACTGCAAAGAAGATACAATATTACTGTTGGAAAATTTGAAGAAAAAAGGGTAGAAGCACAAGAAAAACTAAATGCGCTACGAGAAAAGTCAACAGAGCTTCTAAATGCAGGTGTTTCAGCACAAGGAAAACTAGACAATCTTGCGCAGAGAGAGCTTGCTAATCAAGAAAAACTGGAAAAAGCTAGACAGGTTGCTAGAGATGCAGAGCTTGCAGTAATACAAGCTGAAAAATCTAGTAAAACACCTGAAGAAATACAACAGCAAAAAGATTTAAAAGATATAGCTGATTCCAGATTGCGATTAGCAGAGCGACAAAATACAGTAGAAGCGGCTCGTATAGCAGCAAAAAGAATAGAACTAGAACTAGAAAGAGACTTGCTAAGTACAAGACAAAGAATTGCAAATCTTGAAGCAGGAATTGCAGGCGCCAGAATACAACAAGAAGCAGATAATCAAGGGTTAGGTTCAAGAGGCTTTAGAAATGCTTCTCAAAGAAGACAAGACCAGATAAAAATACTAGAGGATGAAAAAACTTTAGCTGTTGAAAGAGGAAGAGTGGCTTTTAACACTTATAATGCAGAAGTTACAAGACTGCAACAGCTAGAGGAAGATAGACTTACTCAAGGGAAACGAGCCCCAACACAATCAGAGTCTTTAGCCGCTTTTGAACTTGCAGTCTCACAAGCAGATGCAGGTGCAGCAGGGACAGGACTCGCACAAGCAGAAAATGATATTGCGCAGGCAAATCTTAATTTAAACCAGGTAAAAGATATAGGAAAAGCTTTAGCCGATAATAATCAGAAAAAAATAGAACAATTAGAATTTGATAGAGAAGCTGTTGCTCTTGGTAGAGAGGCAAAGGTTTTTGCTCAGTTATATAAGGAGCAAAGACAGGAAGGATTAGAGCCCGAAGAGATAAATGTAGAGTTATTAAAACAACAAGCAAAATCTATGAATGACTTAGCTACTGCGACAGAAAGACGCCAAGCAATTTTTGATAGTATTGAGCAAGGCTTTGAGGGTGCTTTTACTTCTATAATTGATGGTACGAAAAGTGCAAAAGAAGCATTTGCAGATATGGCAAAAAATATATTAAAACAACTTGCAAGAATAATTGCAGAAATGATAACTGCAAAAATTCTTTCAAGCAGTCTTTTTTCCTTCTTTGGTTTTGGTGGAGGAGGAACTACTCCTCCTATATCCGCAGCGATGGGTGGTGTTGTTTCTATGGATAAGAAGAAACAATACGCAGGAGGCGGCTATACTTCTCCTATGAGAGACTATAGTCGTGGCGGAGTGGCAAGGGGCCCTCAACAGGGATATAATGCAGTTCTTCATGGAAATGAAGCAGTTGTTCCTCTTCCAGATAATCGTCATATTCCTGTAGAATTAAGTGGAGGAATGGGACAACAAAATAATGTTACGGTAAATGTAAATATGGATAGTGCAGGAGCTCCCCAAACTTCAAGCCAATCAAATGGTCCAAATGCCGAAAGAATGGGCCAACTAATTGCAAAAGCAGTACAAGATGAACTTCAGAATCAAAAACGTTCGGGCGGAATACTTAGCCCCTATGGAGCAGCATAATGGCAATAGGATTTGTAGGATCAGGCAAATTATTCACACCTGATAAAACTCTTGCTCGAAATCAAACTCCTCGTGTTCGTAGGCAACAATTTGGAGATGGATATGAGCAAAGACTTGCAGAGGGTATAAATAATGTTGTAGAGAGCTTTCAAGTAACTTTTGTAAATAAACCAAAGATAGATGCGGACGATCTTGCAGCTTTTTTTGAAACACAAGGAGGAGTAACTGCTTTTGACTTTACGTATCCCGATACGAATTCTACGTCTACAACTACCGCCACTCTTTCTTCAGGGCCTTCGAATAGTTTAACTTTAGAAATTACTGAGGCAAATCCTGCTATAGCTGTGGGCGCTACAGTTTCGGGTACAGGAGTTGATGGCACACCAAAAGTTACAGAAAATCAGTCTCCTACAGCTACTATAATTGTTGATACTCTTCAAACAATCAACAATGGCACAGTTTTAACTTTCACACATTCAAACGAAAGAACAGTAAAAGTTGTGTGCGAAAACTGGACAATAAATTACTCTAACTCTGATCATTACAGTATACAGACACAATTTAGAAGGGTGTATGAACCATGAGCCAAGAATTAGCAGTAGACATTGCAAAGCAAGAAATTAGTAGTGGATATCTTGAGTTTTTTGAGCTCGAAGTAGGAGAGGGATCAAACAATGTTCTCTTTTTTCATGATGGAAAAAATGAAAACGCAGAAGATATAACTTACGATGGAAATACTTACATAGCTCTTCCCCTTTTACTAACAGGAATTGAAATAACAAGCTCAGGTGCAGCAAACAGACCTACTATTACCATTGCTAATGTTGAATCTATGTTAAAAACAGGATCAAAATTTAAGACCCAGATGGAAGACGGAACATGGGATGCAACAGTTGATGACGAGCTTATAGCAGCAGCAGATTTTAAACTAGATGATTTAATAGGGTCAAGGTTAACGAGAAGAAGAACTTTAGAGAAATACCTGTCAAGCAGCCCTACAGTTGAATTTCCCACAGATGTTTATATAATTGATAGAATACAGCAAAAAACAAATTTGTTTGTTACTTTTGAACTTGCTGCTCCATTTGACCTTGCGGGAGTTAGAGTACCCGCAAGAACAGTAGTCGGAAAGTATTGTGGTTGGGAATATCAAGGAGCTAGATCAGAGCTAATAGCGTCCGACAGGAGAGGTGCTTGTATTTGGAAAAGAAATGCACAAATAGATGATGGAACTAGCACATATACTCTTTTTGTAAATGAACATGATGAGCCTATATTACAGCTTTCATCGCTTGGAACAGTAAATGCTTGGTCGAATTCAACATCGTATGCTTTGGATGCCTTTGTTACTAAAAATAATATATACTATCAATCTAAGGCTGCGTCTAACCAAGGAAACGATCCAGAAGCAGGAGAAGTATTTTGGAGGGTGGTAAGAGTCTATACAACATGGTCAAGTGGGCAAAGCTATACTGTGGATGCTACAGACACCAAACGCAATTCAATAGTTTTAAAAGATAATGTAGTTTGGCGAGCAGTAGTAGCGCATACTTCAACCAATGATAATGCTCCAGCGGCGGGGGCTTCTTTTTGGCAAAGAGCTGATGTCTGTGGCAAACTATTACAATCTTGCAAGCTAAGATACCAAGCCATAGGTGCAACAACTGCCACTGGCAATGATTTCATACCTTCAACTGAATTATCAACTAAGGCAGTTTTACCTTTTGGGGCCTTTCCAGGAACAAGAAAGTTTAGATAGTGAATTTTTTACAGGAAATAGAAGAGCATTTTAAAAAAGAATACCCTAGAGAAGGCTGCGGTGTTATTTCTGTAGTTCAAGGAAAGCAGAAGTGGTTTCCTTGTACAAATATAGCAGAAGAAAACGATCATTTTATAATAGATACTCAAGAGTATTTAAAAATAGCAAGAACTTCGGATATTATAGCTATAGTTCATAGCCACCCAGATCAGTCTGCAGAACCAAGTGAATTAGACATAAATAACTGTAATGCTATGGGCAAAAAATTCTATATATTTAGCTACCCAGAGATGGACTTAAAAGTTATAGAGCCTGAAGTAGATACTACTGAACTTTATGGTAGAGAGTATGAGTTTGGAAAAGCAGACTGTTTTGAAGCAATGCGAGATTATTTACTTACTCAAAATATTGAGCTACCTCCAAGAGCAATGTTTGTAGAAGACTATTGGGATAAAGGTATAGATTATTTTTATGACGATATGGTTAAAAACTGGGGAGGACACCCTGTAAATATTGAAACTGATTTACAAGTAAATGATGTTTTAATTTTTAAAATTTATTCAGATTTGAATAATCATTGTGGTGTTTACTTAGGAAACGATATTTTTTATCATCACGCAGAAAATAGACTATCCTGTAGAGAGAACATGTATCCAAAATGGCATAAATGGTTAGTAGGAGCATATAGATATGCAGCGTAATGTTTACATAGAGGGAGAAATGGGAGAGCTGTTTGGGCATCGGCACAGTATAAATGCGCCCACAATACGAGATGTATTTAAACTAATAGATGCAAATCATTCAGGCCTTAAAAAGTATCTATTAGACTGTCATGATAAAGGAGTTGGATTTGCAATAGATGTTGCAGGCAATGAAATAGAATATAATGAAGAATTATTACTTCCACTACATGAAGGAGACATTACTATTACTCCCGTTCCAGAGGGAGCAGGAGGTGGATTTAAAAAGATATTGGCTGCTGTAGCAATTGCTGCCTTTGCTTTCTATGCTCCTACTTTATTTGTGCAGCAGGCAGGCACGGGAGCTGCTGCAGCTGGTGCAACCAGTGCAGCAGGTACAGTAGGAGTAGCAGCAAGTGGAGGTTTAATAGCTGGGGGCGGTTTTATACAAATGGCCCTATACGGATTAGCAGTTAATTTAGCTTTAGTAGGTATACAGGAAATGATGGCTCAAGATCCTTCGGTTGATTCAGATCAGGAAGAATCTTATTTATTTAATGGACAAGAACAGAATATTATTGAAGGAGATCCTGTACCTGTTCTATATGGGAAACTAGAAGTGCCAGGACAGCCTATAAACTTTGAACTTTCTAATTTTGCTCCCGACTCAAACAGTAATGGGCCTTTTCAAGAGGGAATTGACGGGGATACAGAAATGGAGAATATTATAAACTCTAGTGGAAGTATATATGCTGCTATCTATACACAAGGGGGCGGTAATACAGGGGGGCACTTAGATTAAATGAGCACACAAGCGGGATTAACAGCACGAGACAGAAGAAAATCATCTTTTGGAAATGATGTGCTTATACAAGCAACATCAACTTCTGATCGTCAAAATATTATTCTGTCTGAAATAATTTCAGAAGGAGAAATTCAAGGTCTTGCAGAGGGCGGTTCTAGTATATTTTTGAATGGAGATCCTCTTTTTGACATTGGCGAAGCCCCTTTTGTTCCTCCAGTCACTACTACTGCATCTTGTTCTGATAATAGCACAGCAGTCACTCTGACTAGCTCGGTTTCTCAAACAAAAACAGATGAAGATGGCGACTTATTTCTCGGAGTAAAAGAAGCTCTAGAAGGAACAGTAGAGTTATCTAGTGTAGGCTCTAGCATAGAGCAAGCACAGTCAATATCTTGGGGTCTAACTGCAACACTAACAGCTACAACTAATATCTTTCAGGATACAATGGTTCATACTCCAAGTGAGTATGGTATGATAAGTGCAAAAAATTTAGCACACGGAGATGCTTTAATTGAGCTTACTCTGTCACACAGTAGACAAAAGTTAGTAGGGTATGTAAGCAATTTTACTAGTGCTACTGTAGTTCAATTTAAAACGAATAAACTATCCGCGAAAGAAAATTATCTTCATACGAGTGATACGGCGAATGGAAATAGCCATAAGATTAAGATTACTCTCTTTTATAAAATTTCTGCAATTAGCGGAACAAGTGTAACTCTTGCCTCTGCATCAACGATTGCTTTTAGTGGAAAAAACATATATTTTCAAGGTCCTGTTGCTGCTCCTGGTCTTCAACAGAATAAAAAGTATCCTGGCTCTACTTATGAATTTAGAACAGGAACTATAGCACAAACTCCTTTGGGTGGTATTATTGGAGAAGGAAATACTTCAATCCCATTAAATGTGCCTTCAGGAACTCTTGAAAAAGATGTTTCCAAAACTATAACATCCGATGCGCTAACTGGAGGACAGAAACGAGAAGTTGACAGAGTTCGAGTTCTTCTTTCTTATCCTCAAGGTTTCTATGCTTATGATGAGAGTAATGGTAGAGACCACACTATAGGTATAGCATATAGAGTTGAAGTTGGTATAAATAGGGGATCTGGTTTTACTTTTGTTTCTGCAGGAGGACCAAACGAACCAAGAGATAGAGTTAGTGGAATAGGTACTGCTACAGAAAATCTTATGGCACACGCAGGAGTCCAAAAGACTGCTCAAACCCTAGAGTTCAATGTAGATTTAGCACCTTTTCAGCCTTTTACAGATTTTTCTATAAGAGTTACTCGCATAACAAATCATGATGGTAGACCTAATCGCGGCCTTGGAAGGGGGCAAGGGCACGAAGGGAGTTTAAGTAACTTTCCTACAGAGGATAAATGGAAGCATATTTCTGCCTCTATCATAAGTTCTGCGAGTGCAATACTTACTGAGAGGTTAAATTTTCCTCATACTGCTGTTGCATCTTTATCTTTTAACTCAAAACAGTTTCCTAATCTTCCTCGACGCTCGTATGAGGTAAAAGGACTTAAAGTATCTGTTCCATCAAACTACATAACAAGAGATGAAAATACTACTACAGAAGGCAGAACTGTAGGCGGTGTTGTATACCCAGAAGAAACAGTAGCATTATATAGTAGAAATGTGAGCACGGGTGTTCCCGTAGTAGACGGTAGCAATAATCCCTTACCGCAAGCATGGGATGGAAATCTTAGGGCTGATAAAGTTTATACAAATAATCCTGCTTGGGTATTTTATGATATTCTCACTAATAATAGGTATGGATTGGGAGAATTTTTAAAAGCACAAGATATAGATGTGTATTCTCTTTATAAAATTGGAAAATACTGCGACGAACTTGTTCCCGATGGAAAAGGTAGCAAAGAGCCTCGATTTACTGCGAATCTTTATTTTCAAAAAGCTACTGATGCTTATAAAGTTTTAAAAGATGTTGCGACTATTTTTAGAGGTATGCTTTATTGGATGGATGGTTTAGTAAGCCCGATTATAGATGAAGCAAAAGAACCGATATACCAATTTTCTAAATCCAATGTTATAGACGGTACTTTTCAGTATGAAAGCACAGGAAGCAAAACTCGTGCAAATCAATATATTATATCATGGAATAATCCTGCTTCTAATTATAAACTTGAACCTTTAATTGTTGAAGATCGTGAAAACATAATAAAAACAAGAAAACTTATAAAAGAGACTGCAGTTGCTTTTGGCTGTACTTCTGAAGGTCAAGCTATAAGGTATGGAAGGTGGAAACTTTGGACAGCAATAAATCAAACAGAAATAGTTAATTTTGAAACAGGAATAAATGCAAGTTTTTTGACTCCTGGGGATATTATAAATATTTCTGACAGTGATGACTTTAACATACCTTTTAGTGGAAGAGTGAGTTCATACACAGAATCAGGAGGCAACTTTCTCACGCTTGACAGAAATATAGATTCTTTTCTTCCAACTTCAGGCTACACTTATGAACTGTCTGTTATTATTCCAAAAAATGCAGCTATTCTTAATCAAGAGTCCGCTACAATCAATGGAGCCACTTTCAATAGGGGGGATATAGTTACAACTGCCAGAACTGTCTCAGGAGGTTCTCAAACAACTTTAGTTGTTTCTAGCTCCGCAACGACTGAGTTGAATATATGTAATGCTTTGGATGACAGTAATAATTCTGTATCTCTTTTACTAAATGACTCTACTGTTGTTCAGGAAAGAACTCTTACTGGAACTTCAACAGTAGGAGGTGTGACAGTGCAAGTTCCTGCTGCCGCAGTTGATGGAAAAACAAAAATTCAATTGTCTACAGGGTTGGACGAAGATAATGTGGCTCATCTGCCAGAAGCAATTTGGGCTATAAAACAAATAGCCTCCACAGGAGTAGAAACTTTATCTTCTCCGAAACAATATAAAATATTGGCTATTGCACAAACTGGAGAAGATGGAAATTTTGCAATATCCGCAGTAGAGCATTATAACGCAAAATTTGATTCAATCGAAGAAGATTTTAGGCTTTCTGTTGTTGACCCCGTTTTTCCTCCAGAAACAGCTCGTACTACTCCTCCAGCACCAAAAAACTTAAGAATACTTAGAATTTCAACTCCACATAAGGAGGGAGAGGAAGTTCTTATACAATGGGATCCACCTGATAACTATGATACGCTTGGGGGATTTGTTGTTACGCACAATTTTACTGATAATCTTCAAAATGTTGAGGTTAAAGCCTCGGCAACAGACACAAGCCTTCCAATAACAAATATACGAGATAATACATATAGAGTACAAGTAAGAACAGTAAGTGGCTTGGGACGAAGGTCTAGACCTGTAACTCAACATATAGCAATTAGAGATGTATTTGCAGGAGGAAATAGACTTCATGGTTTAAGTCAAGGTGGTGTTTGTACATCTGCTATTGACATAAATAGAAGCACGGGAAATGTTTTCTTTAAGAAAGAGTCCTATCGAATTGGTTTACAACCACTTACATTTTCTTTATTTGATGGAACAACTGTATCTACTCTTCTATCTAATAACTCAAGCAATGCTTTATCAATTAGCCAGTCCGTTGCAGGTCTTTCCAGCGGGTCTTATACTGGCTTCAAAGATTCTAATAATGCTGCAACAGGACACTTATTTTATGATATTTCTAATGTATCTCATGGATCAAATGACCCTCTTAGATTGATTGCGTGGAAAAGAGATGATAACTTAGACATTTCTTATTGGTTTGATGCAGATAAGTTCATTGCGGATTCGAACAGTATTTGGACAAATTTAAGTGGTACAGTTGCCGTCGAAGCAAGTTCAAATAAAGTAGTTGGAACAAACACAAGTTTTACAAGCCTAACTCCTGGTAGGGTCATTAAGTTTTCTTCGACCCAAGCGGCAAGAGTTACGTACATAGAAAGCGATACTGTTTTGTTTCTGGACAGGAGTTTTACTTCGGCTGTAAATGCAGGAACAACTGCACAAGGAGATGAACTTAACCCAGACTTTTTAAAAGATTTTATCATAGCAGACGTCACATATGATCCAAGTGAATCCGCTTCTGTAAGATATGAACTAAAACCGCATCTTACACTTACGAGTCCTTTGGCTGATAACTCTCGTGCAGTTGTCGCTACTCCAAATGTATCCTCTCTTATGTATGGAAGCGATGGGACGATTAAAACAGCCTTTGACAATATTACATTAAAGATTCAGACAGTAGGCTTTGAAAATCCTCAAGTAAAAGTAAACGGAGCAGGATTTAGTCAGACAGACCAAACTGCTCAGACAAGTTTTAGTGCGATCTCTTCAGAGCCACACTCTGTAACTCTGCACAGTGCTGCGAATGACGGTGCAAATCCAATTACTTTTGCTGACGGGGCACTTGTATTCACTGTAACGGTACAAGAAGAATTAGATACGAGTATAACAGCGACAGAAACTGTTACTATCACCAAAGCGCAAGAGGAAGCAGGCGGAGCAAGCAGAACAGCTTCGGGGTATCTATATTACAATACTCAGCAAGCAAATGCTCCTTCAGCTCCTTCAAATTCAAGCGTGGCCTACAACTGGTCAACAGGACTAATGTCGGGCGGTGTCATAGGCACGGGTGCTACAAACTGGAATCAAATCGCTCCTACTGCTACAGGCGGAACAAGCGACTCCAAGATGTGGTATATATACTACAATGTAGTTCAGTCAGATCCCTCTGACAGCACGACTCAACCTTCTTTTGGTACTGTAGTTTATGCAGCAACAAACTTCACAGGGCTTGTAAGATTTACAGGCACAGGTGCTGTTGCAGACGGCTCTGGAAACGGGTTAAGTTTTGGATCAAGTGGTACAACAGAAATTGATGGAGCAAATATTACAACGGGTACTATCAATGCTAACCGTATTTCATTGACAGGAAAAAATATCTCTGAACTAAATAATAACTCAGGGTTTATAACTTCGTCCTCTTTGTCCGCCTATATAACAACGAGCGCAGCAAATGCAGCTTTTGCAACTATTGCCTCTTTAAATGCTAAACAAGATGCATCAACAGCTTTGACAACTGCTACAAGTGGTTCAAATCTAACTAACTTTAATGCTATCGCAACAGCAGGTGGAATCGGCTTCAAATCAGACTTAGTTACAGATATAACATCAAAAGTTAATGAAGAGTCTAATTCTACTGTAATATCAAACTTTGCAAGTGCATTAACATCAACAGGTCTTGCATTAAGTGCTAATACTCCTTTTGGTAGCGCTTCTACTGTGGTTGGAGCAGGAAGACTTAAACTTCAATCGGGCGGCTCTGGAACAACAAGCAGTAGCAGAATCATGATTAGTGCCGCAGAACAGGCAATACAAATTATTGACGGAGGAACACTGAGAGTGCTCATAGGTAACTTAAGCAGCACTACTCCTCTAACATAGATTTAACCACCGAAAAATAAAACTTGACTAAACAGGTCCTTTGAGATATAATTTCAAAATGGAGAAAATACATGAGTGCAGGAACATATAACTTAGTAATCGACCAAGGCTCCGACTTTGCCTTAGACTTGGTGGTTAAGCAATCAGGATCAGCTCTGAATCTGGCCAACTACTCTGGTCGGGCACAGCTGCGCACGAGTCATTCTTCTTCCTCAATAGCGGCAACCTTTACTGTTACCGTAACAAATGCAGCAAATGGTGCATTAAAAATGCAGCTTCCTGGGAGCACTAGTAAAAATATAGCTGCAGGACAATATGTTTATGATTTAGAAATATTTACTGCAAATGACTCCATTGTAAAACGAATAATACAGGGAGATGTAACTCTTACGCCTGAGGTAACGAGATGAGCACACAAACTACTTTGGAGATTACAGAAGACGTTACTGACGTATCTGTTACAGGAGACACTCTAGAGGTGTCTATCACAGATGATGTTACTGTAGTTGAAGCATACACTCTTGCTGTACCTTTTGAAGTTCCTGGTCAAATTACAGCAAATAATGTAACTGTAGTGCCTCATAATACGATTGCTTCAACAAATTTACAAACAGTATTAGAGGGATTAGCAGATCAATTTTTTAGGAGTGACTCAGCTCCAACAGGTTCAAATGTAGCAGAGGGAGACCTCTGGTATGATACAGACGACGATCAATTAAAAGTTTATAGAGAAACGAGCACTGGGAATTTTTCATTTGTTCCTGTAATGGTAGGTAACATTTCGACTGACTCAGACACTATAGACGCAGGATCCTATTAGGATATTCGGAGTTATAAATGTCTCAAACAATTAAAATTAAACGTACTACAGGCACGGGCAAAGATAGCTCCGTAGAACAGGGAGAACTATTTTATGCTTATGGCACTGGTGGAACGTATGGAAAACGTCTTGCGATCGGTCATGTAAACGGGGGCGGAAACACTCCTGAGATTATTGGCGGATCTATATTCATGGATATGCTCGACCATACGGCAGGTACTGTAACTGCTAGTAGCGCCATACTTGTAGATGCTAATTCAAAAATCGACACGTTAAGAATTGGAAATACAAGTAACCCTGGAAAAATTGAGTTGTTTGAAGGTGCAGCAGCAGGGACAAATGCAATAACCGTAACGGCTCCTGCAAGTTTAGCAAGTGATCTTACTTATACGCTTCCTGGCACAATAACAAATGGACAGTTTTTAACTACGGATGGATCTGGTAATTTATCTTTCTCTGCAATTTCTACAAGTTTTACACTTGCAGCAGATAGTGGTTCTAATGATACTTTCAACACAGGAGAGACACTTACTTTTGCTGGTACAGCAAATGAAATTGAAACTACAGTATCAAATAATCAAATTACGATTGGATTACCTACAAATGTAACAATCTCTGGTAATCTTACAGTAGCAGGTACAACTACTACTGTATCGTCAACTACTGTAAATGTTGCGGATTCAATGCTTTCTCTTGCAACTGGAAACAACTCAAGCGATGCAGTAGATATAGGATTCTACGGCTTGTACGACGATTCTGGCTCTCAAGATGAGTATGCGGGTCTTTTTCGAGATGCAAGCGATGAAAAATTTCGTTTATTCAAAAATCTGCAAGCTGAACCCACCACAACTGTAGATACTTCTGGCACGGGATATGCAGTAGCAACTCTTGTAGCACACCTTGAAGATTCAAGCGTAGCAATTACGGGTGGATCAATTACAGGTATTACAGACCTCGCAGTCGCAGACGGAGGAACAGGACTTTCAGCAGCACCAAAAGGCTCGGTGCTTGTAGCAAACTCTGCAGATACTCTTACTGCTCTTGATGGAGGAGGATCTGTAGACTCAATGTTATTATACACAGCATCGTCAGATACTATTTCATGGTCAAATACTATAGATGG